GGTTCATCATGTAAGATCCGGTACAGCGGATGGGTGTACATCTTTTCTTTACCGTCCCCTTTGTACTGATACGTATGAAGAGGTAAAGATGCCACCGTCTCTGCAATAATTCTCACGCAGGCGAAGACTGCTGTTGTCTGCATGGAGCTTCGCTCATTGACTATTTTCCCAGAGACACTTTGCCCCATATAAAAGTTTGGTGCACTGCTGACACTGTCTGTGGGTTCTGCCCTCGCCTTAAAGAGCCATTTAAAAAAGTTCGCCATAATTGATGTTCACCCCCTTCTATCCTAAAACGATCATGTCCCGTTCATCATAAATGGATCCATCATCATCTGGTGGATTCACCGTTGCTCTAGCCAGACCCATGATCAGTGCCACGATACCATCGATTTTCTCAGAGGATTTTTCCTTGTCCACCTTAATGTTTCCAGCGGGGTCCGTCCTGACCACAATGTTGTCTGCCATCCATCTAAGAACCGGATGCCCACCGTGAGCAATCTGTTTACTTAAGGTCAGCCGCATGAGGTCCTTTGTAGGCGGGGACATATCCTTAAAGCCCTGACCAAAGGGAACTACTGTAAATCCCATGCCCTCAAGGTTCTGACTCATCTGCGTTGCGCCCCACCTGTCATAGACGATTTCTCTGATGTTGTATTTCTCACCAAGTCGCTCGATGAACTTTTCAATGAATCCATAATGGACCACGTTTCCTTCTGTGAGATTAAGAAGTCCCTGTCTGTGCCAGATGTCATAGGGAACGCTGTCTTTTTTCACCCGTTGATGAAGAGTCTCCTCTGGAAGCCAGAAGTATGGGAGCACCTGAAACTTGTCTCCCTCTTCTAGTGGCGGGAACACCAGCACAAAGGCTGTGATATCACTGGTGGAGGAAAGGTCCAGACCTCCGAAGCAGACTCGCCCTTTTAGCTCTTCCGGGTCTACAGTGAAATTACAAAGGTCCCACTTATCCATGGGCATCCATTTGATTTCCTGCTTTAACCACATATTGAGCCTCAGTTGTTTGAACAAGGCGAGATCTGCCGGATCGTCCTTCACTTGGTTATAGTGCTCCCTCACTCGATCTATAGAAATGGTATGGCCAAGACTTGGGTTGGCCTTATACCAGTTGTTTTCGTCTTCAATATCTGCATCATCATCCAGTCCATAAATGATGGATAGAAAAGTTGGATCCACTCGTTTACCTTCCAGAATATCCTTTGCCTTTTGATGCATCTCCCAGCCATAGCCGGAGAGCTGATTTCCTGCAGTGGTAAGGTATAAAAATAGTGGCTGGGTCCTGGCATCACCGGATCCCGTGGTCAGCATCTTGGCCAGGTCCGGATTCGGGTAGGTCCAGATCTCATCCAGGATTACGCAGGAAGCATTGATCCCGGATTTTGATTTAACATCGGAGCTTAGGACCTGATAGAAGCTCCCAGTCTTTGGGTAGGTGATTCGCTTGGTGGACCTTACTAGGTTAGTCACTTTTGATAGGGTTGGATTCCCTTCCACAAAGTTCATACTGGTGTTAAAAATGATGCTGGCCTGTTGCCGATCACAAGCTGCTACGTACACTTCTGCATTGGGTTCTCCATCTGCAAGAAGCATGTAAAGGGCAATGGCCGCACCAAGTTCTGACTTGCCATTCTTCTTTCCAATTTCCAAATAAGCGGTTCTGTACTGGCGGGTTCCATCTTCCCTCAAGGTTCCAAAGAGGCGCTTAACCAGGTCCTTCTCCCAGGGGAGTAACTTAAAAGGCTGACCAGCCCATTTGCCTTTGGTCAGCTTCAACTGTTCTATAAAGTTAATGGCGTGGTTTGCATGAGTTTCACTATAAGGCATCTGGTCCCCTCCTTTCATTGGTTAATCATCATCCCGTCTTAAGAGCTCTTCTGCTTTAGGGATGTTTCCAAGAAGTTCTGACATGGCATCTCCCTCTATGGTGTTACCGCTATTATTGATATTGAGCCTACTTCTAGCCGATGGGCTAAGGCCAAGCTCGGAGCAGAAGTTTCTCATCTGCTTTAGGTTTTGCTGGGCAATGGACACCTGCGGAATCTGCTGAATATATCCTGAAGCGGTCTTTAAGATGGATCCATGTTTTGAGATAAACTCCTCTGCTTCTTTCCACCTGGCATAGGCTTGGCAGTACCCGGCAAAGGCAGCCATATCCACCTCCGTCAGTAGCCCCATGGATTCTAGCTCTTTTGATAACCTTCTCCATTCTTTCTTGGCATCCGGTTCCAGCCATGACGGGCATTTAGGTGCTGTCTGCTTAGGCTTTGGTTCGTTCTTATTCAGTGGTCTTTTCCCTGGATTACCTTCCAGCTCTTTGACCGCTGTAGGTTTTGGTGGTCTTCCTCTACCTGCCATAACTTTCACCTCCTTCGTATACTGCAAAGAAAAAGGAACCTTCATTTGAAAGTCCCTATCACTCCTATTGTTTCTGCACATTACAATTTTTATCTGCATAAAATCAAGCAATTTTTATGCATTAAGTTTACTTCCCACGGATTCCTTTAAAGCCTAAGTTCCCTTTTCGAATCTCTTTATGATCCGCTTCTACTGCTCTTTTGTATTCAGGGTCTTTGGATTCTTTATCCTTGCAGCTCATGCAGATACACTGCTCATTAAACATGGACATGATTCGTCCAGCTTCTAAACTACCGCCGCAGCGGTCACAAGTTTTTTGACTAAAAAATCGATCCATCTCTCGCGCCTCCTACTCCACATCCACATATTCCATCAGCATGGCCAGGGCCTCATCATAACTTTTGGCTTCTTTGGTTATTCGCTGAATCATTTCATCTGCCTTTTCAGGTTCGCCAGCTTCCTTAAGGGTCTTTGATACAATCCCCATGAGATTGAAGATGTTACCGTTCTCTCCAATGAGTCTGCATTTAGGTTTCATCGGTTTCATCCACCTTTCTGAAAGCACCACTTCCCTCAAGGTGCTTAAGAAGTGTCTTTCTGGTTTCCTTGTACTCGGGACCATTCATTCCAATGCGGATCAGCCAGGTTCTAAGTGCATACTTAGGGTTATCGTCTTGGGCTTGTTTGTAGGATGCACGATTTAAGGTTCTGGCATAGTTCGCTACGAGAACACATAAATCCTGAAAAGCCTTGATTCTTTCTGGATTCAATTTTGAACTGTAAAGTTTGAAGGTGAACGTCTTCTCATCAAAATCAATCTGAAATCCTGGACACCTATTTACACCCAGTTCTTCAAGTACTTCTTTAAGTCCCTCTAAATCCTTAATCTCTGGCTTGTTTAGGTCTTCAGCAAATCCTTCATCCATGAAGACTTCCTCTGTTTCAAAAGCCATCATGATCAGTCGCTGTTTGCTGTAAAGCATGTTGATGATATTCTTCAGGCTATCAGCTGTATGCTCTTCAAAGTTTAGCTTAACTTCAATTCCACCAAGTTCTTCTAGCGGATTAGTTGTTTCTGCATTTTTAGGCGCTTCTTGAAATTCAAATTCATCCATTGGCACTTCATCATTGTGTTCTTGATCAATCTGTGGTTCTGAGTGTACTTGTTGATTTAGTATTTCTTCCATAGTGATGGGTTCTCCATCTCCTCTAGTAATATCGCCATGCCTGTTAATGGTGTAGACTTCATTTTCAGTTCTGATTTCATAGGCAAAGCTTGGAACACTTAAGTATTTAGGTTTGACACCAAAGTGCTCGCCCAGTTGTTTGATCTTTTCTTTCCGGTCCATTTTCATACCTCCTTGCGTTTTGGTACTTCTATACATCACTCTAAACACAAGATATATCAAGTCATTTATCAACATAATCTAATGTAATTGCACTTAATTATCCGCATTCAAATTTCAGTGCGGGTATTTAGGTGCATCCAACAATCTCGAATTATAGTCTTTCAAACGCATTGTATTTTTATTTTTGGAATTGGAAGCTCTGCCATTGAATTGGTAATTTCTTTCATATACCATAGTAGTAAGAACCTAGGAGGTGCAAATGAAATCAACAGGCATTGTTCGGAAAGTTGATCAGCTTGGCAGAATCGTCATCCCAAAAGAACTAAGAGACACTCTCGGCATCGACCAGAAATCACCACTTGAGATCTTCACCAGTGAGGATACCATCATCCTTGGCAAGTGCGAGCCAAAGTGTACAATCTGCGGTAATTCAAAAGGTACTCGTAAATTCAAGGAAAAGCTCATCTGCAATAATTGTATTGCCTATATCAAAGAAGCAGGCCGCTAAGCCTGCTTTTTGCTTTTTTCGTTTTCTAAAGTTCAAGGCCAGTATACCGTGGGTAATCATACCCTTCCGTATTTACCAGAACTCTCTCTCCCGTGTCGATGTTCACGA